TCGGTAAATACATCATTACGGTTAAGAAAGCCGTATATGATGACGAGGTAGAACCGATCGATGGAGCCATGATTGATGATGATGAGCCGACAGTACGGATCATCCCTTTAATAGATCAATAGTTAAAGGGAGACGGACATAATTACATAGGTCAGGGCATGAGTCGGGACTACTACACCCTATATGAAAGGGATAGTATGAAAAGCCTCATGCAACTCTGGCATCGTGTGCTCGATGAACTGGGCACACAAGTAGGCACTAGCACCCTCCGTGACCGAAAAACGGCCACGGAGCGATTTGAACACGAGGGGTTATCATTTTTAACGATAACCCTGGCGAATTATGGTGGCGACTTCCAAAAAAGTCTAGACCAAGGATTCGTCGCTCACGACCTCTTCCAAGGATTTTCATGGAAGGGTGGTCTCCCCAAGTTCTTGCGGGGTTTCCTCGAGCGTGTGTTCGATTCTAGTAGTGGAATGTTACTTGATAATCCTGACATTGACGCAATCTTTGCTATTCGTCAGCTAACGCTGATGATGGCAAAGCTTCATGTCGAGTGCAGCGATGCACGAACCATGAAAGCAATCGACGGGTACGTCAAGTGTGAACAGGAGGTAAAGGACCATGATAGCACGTTTGTTGGCAATGATTATGCCAGTTTTACTAGTGCTAGTGTGGCTCTCTTTGGTGATCTGCTTTCTCGTTGTGACTCAAGAGTCTACAACGAGGATTTCAGACCCAAGCATGGCCCAGGCCAGACCGCTGATAGACTTCTTGGAAACAGGAAGTACCGTCAGAAGGTTTGGACAACGCGTCTAGAGGAGTACTTCCCCTCCTTAACGATGCTATTACCTGGCTGGAGTTATTTTGACTCTTTAAGTCATGTTACCTTCCTTGAACCTGGAATGGAGTTGCCTGTTAGGGTAATTACTGTTCCTAAAACGTTAAAAACGCCTAGAATTATCGCCATAGAGCCGACGTGTATGCAATATACACAGCAAGCTTTACTGGAGGTATTCTTAGATGAACTGCAGAAGGATGACATCTTTTCGCAGATCATGTACTTCAACGACCAAACGCCTAATCAGCGTCTGGCACGTGAAGGCTCCATTTCTGGAGCACTTGCAACACTTGATTTAAGTGAAGCAAGTGACCGCGTTTCTAATCAGCATGTACGGAGTTTGCTTGACCGCTATCCCAGTTTTGCAGGGGCAGTGGATTCATGCAGGTCCCGGAAGGCTGACGTACCTGGTCACGGAGTGATCCGATTGGCCAAGTTCGCGTCTATGGGTTCAGCTCTATGCTTCC